CAAGACGGCTTCTCAACAGACTGTTAATTTCTTTGAACTCGTTTCTTAGCTCTTGAATATCACTTCTGCTGCTCTCCAAGTATGTGTTAGTGCGAGCCAGTTGAGTTAGTATCCTTGAGATTCTGTGGTCGTTGCTATTGATCATAACCTGCTGTTCGGCTATATCTTCTTTGTAGCTGGTTTCTACCTTTTGTATGTCTCTCTGCAACTCATTTATTGTGCTGTTTAAGTTGCCTGCCCATAGCAGCCCTGGGATTACCTGTGCGGCGAGAAAGATTAAGATAGGTATAATCATCTTCAGTTGTGCTAAAGTCGTTTGATCCATAGTGATATTCTCTCAATCCTTTTACAACAAGTATACTGAGCTATATTTATGCGGAGGATTTACACCAATTATTGCAACAGTCGTTTAACTACTTGGCCGTTTTCAATCTTATAGTCGTCAATGTCTTGTGTTGCTTCTGCCTCGTTAGTTAGCACATAAGTAGCTTCGCCTGGCTGAAGTTCAACTTCAAAGTCGTCTGTTGAGTAGTTGAGAACACTGTTGATGTCCCCAGTTGTTTCGTTGTAGATATAAAGTGTTGTCATTGTTTTTCCTTATAGGTTGCTATACCAAGCAGCTATTCTCCAGCTGTTCAGTCTTGGGGAGTAGCCGTTTGTTGACTTTCTTCGTAATCTAAATTCAATTCGCCTGTCGTATTGACTAGCAATACTCCATAGACTAACACCAAATCCCCAAGCATATATTCTGGCATTATCCGTTTCGCCCTGGGAAAGCGACACAGTAGGGGAATCGTTTAGATCAGCCCAACTGCCTGTAACATTAGACGAGTTTGTTATCCTATACTGTGTGGTCCAAGTGCTCATTCTAAACTGCACAAGACCTGAAAAGATAATAAACTGTCCGTTGTCTGTAACAATGTAGTTGCTATTGGCATCACTTGCCAATGGGTGTCCAGGCAAGAAGAAGCTGCCAATAGCAACCGAGCTTGCTGTAGTGCCACCACTGTATATCTGGTAACCTTTGAATACCGCTGTGCTCTTACCGTATCGTCCTGTAATAGGTGACTTAATAAGTGTTTTGTCTGCATCAATTTTAGCAACACTTAGTGTGCCACTAAAGTTACCGTCAGCACTACTTAGTGTTCCTGTGAAGTCACCGTCGGCACCACTTAGTGTGCCACTGAAGTTACCGTCAGCACCACTTAGTGTTCCTGTGAATGTGCCATTAGCGCCCACTAGCTCGCCACCAAACTTAGCTGTTCCGTTGTCTTGAATACCAAACTGTAATTGATTAGCTGGAGCAAGTGAGTTATTAGTTGCCCACATTACATAATCAGCATTGTTAATTGTTTTCCTGCCCAAGCCAGCTTCAATAGTTGGTGCATTAATATTGTCAACTGCGCGGATAATACCTTCTGAAGTAATAACCTTGCTGGCAGTTATTGTGCCTGAGTTAATCTTTTCAGCATCAAGACTAACGATTTTAGCATCTGTTATTTGAGCATCGCCAATATTAGCTGACTGAATAATACCGTTCTCTATTTGTGCAGTGTTGGTAATTAATCCACTTGACACTACCTGAGTGGCACCGACTGTTTGTGCAAGTATATTACCACCGTCAATGATTGGTGACTCAACCCCTTCTCGCAATGTATTGCCGTCAAAGCTCGCAATTATTCTTCTTCCAAGCCCACCTTGATATATTGATGCTAGGTTAGTGCCGCTATCAAGTTCAGTGGTTGTGTCGTTGTAGTATATATAAAGTGTGCCGCTGGTGCGAGTTGCTGACCCTGAACTAACGATTTCAGTAGTTAGTGGATCATCACCTTTGCGGACATACACAGCCCCGCCGGACCAGCTTACTGTGTTGCCCGCCACACTAAAGTCAATACCTTCAAACTCATACTGAATAATTTGTCCTGCGACAGTTTGTGTAGTGCCAGCTAGTGCAGAACCAATATTAAGGTTAGCAATAGTATCGTCAAACAGGTCATAAGCAGCTACCTTATAGTAATAAGTTTGCGCTTCGTCTAGTCCAGTATCAGTAACACTTGAATCTCTGCCCTTGTGTATTTGTGAACCAGCATTAGCTGTAAACCCACTCGAGTTGCCGCGGAACACATAGTAACCCGCCACATCAGTATCACTCGGTTCTGCTATTTCAATACTTGTGTGGTTGAATCCTGGGCTAACAACAAACTGTGGCGCTGCTGGAGTTGGGTTCGTAGTAGTAACAACTGCTGGGTCTGACTCGTGTAGCAATGTATCTCTTTCGTAGACTCTTACTGTTATTGTGCGACTTGGCTTTGCAGTGTTTTGATCCAATACCATATCGTCGTAAAAGTAAGTTGCTTCTAATTCAGTAGTCTTGACAGTGCGCTGGACAACACCACTCACAACAAACTCCACAACATATTCTTTGAATACAATGCCTGGAATGTCGTTAGCTGCGGGTCTCGTCCAAGTAACATTCAAGTCCTTGCCGCCAAATGTAGTGCCACTTGTGATACTAGGCGGCTGAATAGTAATAGGATTGCCGTTGTATTCAAAGGTGTCTTCGCCGTAAACGACTGTATACAGTGTTGCCAGTGGCGGACTTTGTATGCCCAACGGAGTTTCTGCATATATTAAGAAATGATAAGTTGATTCTGTTACATTCTCAATTTCAAATTCATTAAAGTCTGACAGTTCGCCTTGTGCCCACGGACCGTTGTTTCTGCGATATCTTACACGATAACGACTAACAAAGTCGCTCGGACTTGGCTCCCACTTAACAATCAATGAGTTCAATATACCTGCAACTGAATCAACACGAGGCACAAGTTGAAATGTAGGGTTGCTTGGTGCTGTTATCTGTGTGGTGTCAAGTCGTGAGTAAGGTTTAGGAATAATTGGGATATTATTCTCAACAAACTCAAACTTGTCTGGGTCGTGCTCGACCGCAAATACTTCAACTTCTAGCCCGTCATTTCTTTCAGTGTGAATCACACTAAAGGTTTGTGCTGCAATATCAGTGCCTTGAATCAACCAAGTATAACCACTAACAGGAGTATTTGAGAAAGCTGTGTCTACTGCTACACTTGTTACTGTGCCTGAACCAGTAGTGATATCACGAGTTTCGAGTGTTTCACCGTCTGCATCAACAATAGTAACTGAATAGCTTTCGCCTGCATTAAGTTCAACTTCGCTGTCAAGGACGACACTTGTAGTTGTGCCACCTGCTATTCTACCACCAAATCTTTGATCAAAGTTAGCAGCGCCTGCTAGTCGTCTGTCACTTACTTCAATAATGTCGCCTGGACGCAGCAGCATACACTCCATTGACCCTGTGAATGTAACTGTTCTTGATTCTTGACAGCTGGTGTATACTAACCACTGTGCATACGACTGTGCTTCTGCTTCGCTTGTGCAACCAAATTTAGTTACTTCAATTTCGTTCTTACCGTAGCGAAGAACATTAGGATCAGTTGCCCATTGATCTCTTTCCGGATAGCGAACATAGTTGATATTGTAAAAGTCGTCTGGGTTATTATAACCAACTTTAGCAATTGTTATTCTGTCTTTGGCCGGAGTTGACGAGTAAAAGAATGTGCCATCCTTGACATTCTCGTTTGTAATAATACGACTTACAGGACGAGGCATATCTTGCTTGAGGACAACAGCACCTGCGCCAAAGTAGAGAACACCTCTCATACTTGATGCAATATCCTGCATCATTTGAAGTCCGTCTTTCTGTCCACTTATTTGTGTGTTAAGGGTGAAGCGACGACGGATACCGCCTTCACCGTCAGGAATACCCACAAAGTCACCTGATTGATCTACGGCATCACAGTAGCGAGCACTTTCATAAAAGTTGTAACGATCCACAAACGAGTCATCAAGCCCAAGACCTACCTCGTCGTCTGTTAGCAAGTGATATATGTGCCACACAGGGTTTTCTGTTGCGCTGTGAGTCCAAGTGCCGTCCCATACACCGTTGTAGTTAGGTGTTCCGTTATCTGTATAGTTGCTGGGAACTCTTACTCTTACACCAGTTACTTCAAATGCTACTTGAGGAATATTGTTACCAAAGTCAGCGGTGTCAAATTCTAAACCAATATAAGCCGTGCCTGGGTAAGTTTCCTTGCCAAGTCTAATTTCAGTAGCGGCTTGTATGTCAGTGTCATTACTCAGTCTTGAGCTGTCACTGTCTGCTGTCAGTCGTGTAACTCTCCAGTCCCAGGCTGCTGTAATAGTGTCTGGACCATCTACAACAAACTGTTGCTGGAATGGTCCACTGCTTTTACCATAAACTTTTGGGGTAAGTCTTTCTTCCCAACTGCCGCTTGCTGGGTCTCTCACTTCAAACTTCAAGTCGACATCAGTGCCTTTAATATCACCGTCTGATTCAACTTCTGACAGTGCAGGAAAAGTAACAATAATGCGAACACTGTCGACATCACTGGTGCTTACTGTTCTTACTACTGGTGTGTCAGCTACAAGCTGTGTGCTCACTGTTTGAACTGCTGTAGACTGCTCAAAGCCTTTTAAACTTTCCTGAACTTCACTACCGAATCGCTGTGCGAACTTAACACCCTGAAAGTTACCAGTTAGTCGTGTTTGATCCAAGAAGATACTGTCTGTGCCAAATATTAATCCATCTGTTTCACCGCTGCTATAAGCAACTAAGACTTTAGCTTTTACATCACTGAATTGGTTGTCTTTTACTTCTGATGGTGATCCGCCGCCTTTGCCGCCGCCTGCACCTTCAAGTGGTAAGTTGTTGTTGTTGTTTGTGTTTTTCATATTATCGTCCATATTGCCAAGTATCGTTTCTGTCAGCGCAAGTAACATTGTTAGGGCCAGTTGGGACGCAGTCTGCATCTTCTGGCACTGCTGGCGGTGGTGGTGGGTTGTCCTCTAAGAATGTATTTGATGTGCTGGTGTGATCCACACTTAGTTCTGTATTGAATATAACCCCACCCGCTAATAACCTAAGTCCTGCTGCATACGGCAAAACATCACCTTCTTTGCTGGTGTTTAACGGCCCTGTGAAGATAACATTGTCAATTCTTTCTTGTCTGTTTGGGCCAGGCGGTGCTGGAGCAAATGCTTGAAATACCAAACTTGCACCAACTGATAACATTTGTAAACCAGTTATACCTATTGGGTTAGCAAATACTGCTGTGCCTAGACTACCTGAACCAATTGCTGCAAAGCCACCTGTGCCAATAATAGCAACGGCAATTAGAGCAACACCTAGTACGGCTTTGGCATTGCTGTTGCCGCCGTCACCACCGCCGCCGCCTGCACCTTCAGCAGCTGGGATAATGTGTAGTTCATCTTCACCAATCTTCCAGTTGACAAGTTTACCTTGGTCTAAACTGTATTTCTGATTCTTACCTGGCTTGATATGAATATACATATCTTCAATCTTCTTAAAGAAGCCTGGGAAGTTAAATTCAAGTGCGCTTGCAGCTTCTCTTGCTGTTAGGAATTCGCAGTTAAATTTACCACCTGGAATATGATCTGATAGCGCGCCGTGTAATATAATTGTCTTCATATGCCCGTATACCTTATTACTTTGTCAAATATCTCTTTCTTTGGGTCCATAAACCTGCTTACAATGTCTTTTGAACTTAGCTTGTATGGCAAGTGATGTAGCCCAGTGTCTCCACCTAAGTAAAGGATACCGTGATTTGCTATTTTACTGCGAATTTTAATTAGTATCAAGTCGTATGGCTTAATATCTTTGATGTCAACTGTTTCAAAACCCAGCTTTGCTTGATTGTCTGCATATATGTCGTCGTTGTTTAACCAAAATTCGTCGTTTCTTGGCACATTGCTGATGTGTATGCCCAGTTCTTCTCTGTAATACTCGCGCCATATGCTGAAGCAGTCATATATGCCGTATATGTAAGGACGACCCACATAGTCAGCCACAGGAACTTCGTCACCCCACCACACTATATTGCCAGCGCCTTGTGAGTTAACCAGTTGTATACCAAAAGGAATGCCCCACTGTTGTTGTGCAAGTTGATCTTGTTTGCTGGGAAATTTAGGTTGTGGCTCTGGGTGACTGTGTATGATAGCTTGTATTCTGCCTTCATACTCAATTAATACACTCGGAGCTACCTTAAAGTATTCTTGTGGATTCTGATGACAGTTTTTAACAGGGATATATTCATTATCAACAACTAATCCCACACTTTCGAAAGGATAGGCACTTTCTGAGTGTCTTTGACTTGCTCGTGTTACTGAGTTTGGGAATAGATTCTGCGCGTGTCGCCAAGGTAGTGTCATCGGATATCCTTTGTTTGTTCAACTATTTATGTGAGCAGGTTAAGCACGGTTTAGCCCAGGGTATTCTGAACGGAACATCTGTTTATTGGGAACTTTCTTTTGAAATTGTTCGTATGGTGCAGCTAGTTCAAACTTCAACACCATACCATCTGCTTGCACTATTCTGTTGATAAGCCAAACTTCTGGACCATAGTAGCTGTCTTCATCATAGCTGTCTACTGTAGACTCATAACGGTAAACAGGAATACCAATTGCATCATCAAATGCAAACAGTGCTGTTAGTAGGAGAGCATTAGCATCGCTTATTGTGATAGTTGGCTTGTTGCCACCGCCTGAGCCGTCAAACATCCACCCGTCACTCTTAAAAGGCAAAGGTGTCCACTGCTGGTCCAAGAAGGTAAGTTCACCATTGGCATCGCCAGTATCAAAGCTGCTGTAGATATTAAAGATGCTTCCGCCAAGACTAGTAAAGTCTATCTTGAGAAACTCAAGTATCTGGCCGTATTCTAAACCACTTGCATTCTGTTCAACTGTGCTCATATTATTCCTGTGTTTTTATACTATTTCTAGATTCTTTACTGCTAGATACAGTCTTTTAATTGCTTCTTCTTCAAGACTCTCATCATACCAAGCTGGCATTAGTATTGCATCTCTGTCAAATATCTTAATTAAGTGGGTTTCAAGCTCGTATTCATCATTGAGTTCAAACCCATCAATCAATCTATCTGCGAACTCTTCATAAGTTTCAAGTTTTAATCCGTGATACTCATAAGCTACTGCTATCATAAAGAATGTGCGCCTGTGCATAATAGTTCTCCTCTGCACAACTATTTAACTTAATGTATATTCCTTAATAAAGGTAGCTGACACATTGTATGTGTATGGCGCTTGCTTTCTGTATAGTGCTGAAGAGTATGATTCAACAGTGAAGTCAAACTCAGTGTTTTCAAGTGGTGGAGTATACTGAATCAACTCCACACCTTTTGAGTTATTAAACTGAGCAACGAGAGCTTCTGCTTCTGCTTGGCTCAAACATATCCAAGTAATTGAATACTTTACTTCTGAGTTATTAATACCACTTGCTGCACGGATACGATAACTGTCAACTTGAAAAGTTTCTGTTCTAAAGCTGACTTGTGCTGTAGGGCCCGCTGACTCTATTTTGTTTGTATATAGTAGTTGTGCCATTGTTATTCCTTAGTAAGGGCGACTTTCTTCGAAAGCACCTCTTCTGTTCTGCATTTTAATAATAGTGTCTGTAACTTTGGCTTCAATAGTTGAGTTAAACTGCTCTGCAAACTTCTGAGCATCTTCTGGGCTGGAGTTTTCACCTGGATTGATTGTGGTGTTAAACACTGGTGAGTAAACAACATTGTCACCACCACCGCCTGAGCCCTTCATCATACTTCTTGAGTCTGAGTTGCTGTATACAGTAGCTGGACCTTTAACAATCTCTGGACCTGCTTCACCGACAATACCTGCTTTGCCTGGAGCAATTTTACCACCGTCTGCGAAGAGCAAGCCGCCTAAGCCACTTGCTATAACACCACCAAGTCCACTGCCTGCGCCAGCACCAAGAGCACCACCTGCCAACTGCTGTGTTGCCAATTCTGCTATTGTGCTTATGAAGAAGTCTTTGAAGTCTGTCAGTTCAAGTTTACCGTCGCTTAATCCTTGACTCAGTGTCTTAGAGAAGTTCTCGCCCAGCTTGCTACCTTCTTTTTCAACATCTTGTGCTAGCTTATCCATAGCAGGTTTGACATTCTTTGACCCTTCTATAATACCATTAACAAGACCGTCTGTGATATTCATACCAATGCCTTCAAACACTTTAGATGGTGAGAAGACATCCAGGGGGGCTTTGACCCAGCCAGGCAATGCCTCGGCCATACCAACAACAGTGTCTTTTAGTTTGCCAAAGCCGTCCCTAATACCTTGAATCAAGCCGTCCACTATATTAGTGCCTATTTCAGAAAAGGATGTATACATTTCTTCAATGCCTGTGCCCACATTTTTAATGGCTTGTATGAACCAACGCACTCCTTCTACTACACTAATGAAGTTTTCTTTAATCTGGACCAATCCTTTGTATAATAACTTGAAGTAGGTTTCCACTAGGGGTTGTAAGAACTCCTGAATTGTCTGAAATGCTTCCCACAATGTCTTTAAGGCAGGCCATACAACTTCGGTTATGATATCGCCAATCAATGTCAAAGCAGGTTGCATCCTTTCAAACGCACCCTTAACGCCGTCAATGAAAGCAGGCATTCCAGCCAGTATGTCTTCAGCTAATTGTGTTAACACTGGCAGCATAGGAGCAATTGCTTCAGTTAATACACTCATCATTACTTCGCCCATTCTTCCCAGTGTGTCGTTAAACTTCTCAGCACTTTCAGCAGCGCCTAACGGAACAAAGTCACCGTTCTCTTTAACACTTGCCAATGCTTCTTCTAGGCTCATACCAGACTTCATCATTGACTGCATTGCATTGTATACTTTAGGACCAACTTCCTCTCCTACTAGTGTTGAGAACTCGTCAAGATCAATAGTGCCATTCTGAGCACCTTCGCTGATTGCCTTAAACAATTCTGGAGCGGTCTTCAACTTACCATTAGCATCCAACACACTACCGCCTAACTTATTAAATATATCAGCATAAGCCGCTCCACCTTTTTTACCGTCAAGTAGTCGTTGATTGATATTTCGAAAAGCTCTGTCGGTTTCACTGGAACTAATACCAGCTTCGGTCATTACTTTATCTAGTGCTTGAAATTCCTTAAAAGACTCTTGAGTGGCACTGCCAACATTACGGGCGCGCTTGGCGAGATCATCAAATCTATTGACGGTGTTCTTTATTGTTGCGCCCACAGCAACAACACCAGTGATGGCTGTGGTAACACCAATCAGCGCTCCTTTAGCTAGTCGTCCAGCTTTGCTGACTCGGCTGATGCCCTGTTCTGTCTTCTTAAGTCCAGCTGAAGT